AACTAAATTTAAAAAATCTAAAGCATATGCTGCTTTACTTGCAGGAGATACTCAAAAATTTCTTGATGAAGCGTTTAGTTCTACAAAAGGATTTGTTAAAGCTGGAGGTAAAGTTCTTGATGGTTTAGTAAAAAGAAGACAAGAAGAAAAAGATCTTTTTGAAACATGACAAATAGCACAAGCAACAGAAGATAATCAAAAAAAAAAATAAAATTTCCTAGTTTAATTAGCAAAGCTCAAGCTTCTACTGTTCAAAATAATATACAATTACCTAAAGAAAAACCTGAAATAATAGATGTAAAAGAAAGTGATGAAGTTCCTCAAGTTATTAAAAATTTTGAAGAAGGTAATGATGAAGATAAGACTACTGGGTTACAATTTTCTGCTCCATATAAATTACTTACTCAAAGTTTTTTAACAAAATGGTTTGGTGGAGATAAAAAAACTTTTACTAATAAAGATTATGATGATAAAACATTAGAAGTATTAAGAACTGCTGCTAAAAATGCTATAGCTGATGGAAGAACTTTTGTTCATTATAGTGATTATCCTTTAAATAATAGAGGTGTAAGTCCAGTTGCTTTAGTTGGAGAATACAAAGATAAAGATGGAAATAGATTTACTACAGAAAATAAAAAAGAATTAGAGGAAGAAGTTAATGCTGCATATGGAACTGACTTTATTGGTTCTAAATCAAAATTTGCTTTAGATTTAGCAAAAGATCCTGTAATGAAAGCTGTTTTTAGTGTAGGTGGTTTTTCTATTCAAAAAGATGATAAAGGTTATTTTATACAAGAAAACTTTAATTTTAATACTGCAAATAAAACTGAAGGAACTGTAATTAAAAAAGTTAGAAAATTAATTACAGGAGCAGGTGCTCCTTTAAAAGATAACGAAGGACCACAGGTTACGCTTAGACTTGGAAATCTTACATAGGAGAATAATATGGACGACATACAAGTACCAGATAAATTAGCATGGCAACAAAATCGTAGACGTATTGCATACATTGCAACACTTACAATGGTTGCTACAGTTATAGCTTCATTTGTATTTCCAGAACGTGCAAAAGAAATACCAGCAATGGATGTATTATTTATTTCTCTAGCTGCTATCATTGGTGCGTTCTTTGGTGCAGATGCAATGGTGTCTAAGAAAAAATGATTGGTGGTTTAATAGGTCCAATAGCAAACTTAGCTGGAACTTTTCTACAAGGTAGATTAGAAAAAGCTAAAGCTAATACAGAAGTTAAAGTAGCTACTGCTAAAGCAAAAGCTAAGATTATGGAACGTCAGGCTACTGGCGAAATAGACTGGGATCTTGAAGCACTAAAGGGTGCTAGAAATTCCTGGAAAGATGAATACCTCGTTATTTTATTTTCTATACCCTTGCTTTTAGCCTTCACTCCGGGTATGGAACTACACGTATTAAATGGTTTTACAGTATTAGAACAAATGCCTGAATGGTATCAATACTCTTTAGGTGTAATCGTAGCAAGTTCTTTTGGAGTACGAGCTGCAACTAAATTTTTTAGGAGAAAATAAATGGTTAAAGGTACAACTGAAGATAAAATGAAATTTGCTATAGGTGTAGAAAAATTACCATTCCTAAGCGATGAAAAAAAAGATAAAATACTTGAGCTTATTCTTGGAATTACAGCAGCATCAAAAATGAAAAAAGGTGGAAAAGTAAAAGCTCCAGCTAAGAAAATGATGTATGGAAGTAAAGTTAAACCTAAAACTAAAATGATGTATGGTAGTAAAGTTAAGAAAAGAAAATAATGCAACTAAAGTCTTTAACACCTAAAACAATACTTATAAAACCTAGACCTGCTAAATTAGTAAAAGTACAAGCAGGTCAAGACTGGTCAGTATTAAATGACAAGATACGTAAAGGCAAACCTTTAACAGCAAAATCAAAATGAACTACGAAATATTATTAAAACAGCTAGAAGACTTTGAAGGGTTAGAACTTAAACCTTATAAATGTACTTCTGATAAAACTACAATAGGTCTAGGTAGAAACTTAGATGATTATGGAATTACAAGAGAAGAAGCATACTACTTAGCACAAAATAATATTGATGAAATAGAAGATGAATTAGATAATGCTATATCATGGTGGCGTGATCTAAATGATGCAAGACAAAGAGCTTTAATTAACTTAGCGTACAATGTTGGTACGCCAACTTTATTGAAGTTTAAAAAGACTTTAGAATATTTAGAAAATGGTTTCTATGCTAAAGCAGGAGAAGAGGTACTTGATAGTCGTTGGGCAGAGCAAGTCGGACGAAGATCAGTATTTATTTCTAATGTTTTTAAAACAGGTGTAGATACACAATAAGAGCAGCCACCTAGAATTAATCTGGCCCTGCTATTTACTACTAATGAGGCTACTCAAAGTTATTGCTTTGACCCCAAAGAGGTATATAATGACTAAGACTAATCAGAAAGAACAAGAAAAACACACTCTTTATAAAAATCCATATCACAAAACACTTATGGAAGAAGATAAAGTTGAATCCGAAGAGACAGAAGAAGCGAACACCGAAGCTAAGGCTACTTCGTTTGTTGAGTCAAAGAAAGATTCTAAACCCAATCACAACTATAAAAAGCGTTATGATGATTTGAAAAAACATTATGATGAAAAAATAGCTGAGTTCAAACAATTTAAGGAAAAACAAGAAGAAGTAAGTTTACGTGTAACTGAACAAGCTTCTAAAATAGGTACTACCACAGAAGAACTAGAAAGTTTTAAAGATGAATATCCTGATGTATATAATGCAATGCAAACAATCTCTTCTCAAAACACTCAAGCTCAAACTCACAAGCTTGAAAGTGAGATTAATGCTCTTAAAGAAAAAGAGCAAAGATTGGTTGAAGAGCAAGCTAGGACGGAACTCTTAACTGCTCATTCTGATTTCTTTGAAATAAAAGATACAGATGAGTTTCTTGAATGGTTAGAAGACCAGCCTAGTTCTATAGCTAATGGTGTTCTCAATAATAGTACTGATTCCAAATGGGCGATACGTGTTTTAGATTTGTATAAATCTGATAAAGGGTTAGTCAAGAAACAAACAAGACGTTCTAAAAAATCTACTGAAGCTGCTGAATTTATCGCAACAAAAGATAAAGTAGTAGCTGAAGGAAAGAATGAACGTATTTGGACTGTTTCGGAAATTTCCCGATTAAAGCCACATGAATTTGATAAATTTGAAAAAGAAATTGATGCAGCAAGTCGGGAGGGTCGAATTAAAAATTAATCAACTAATGGAGAAATAAGATGGCTTTTACAACAGCTGCTGGTTACGACAATCTCTCTAATGGGAATTTCGTACCACAGATATATAGCCAAAAAGTTCTTAAATATTTCAGAAGATCTTCGGTTGCAGAAGCAATTACTAATACCGATTACTCAGGTGAAATTGAGAACTTTGGCGACACTGTGAAGATAATCAAAGAACCAACAATTACGGTTTCTGCTTATCAACGTGGTGCTTCAATAAACTCACAAGATCTTACAGATGCAGAAGTTTCTCTGACTGTAGATCAAGGTAACTACTTTGCTTTTAAGGTAGATGACATAGAAGAAAGACAATCTCATGTAAACTTTGAGGCTCTTGCTACTTCTTCTGGTGCATATGCTCTTAAAAAACAATATGACTACAACGTATTATCAGCAATTCAATCAGGATCATCTACTGACTCTGACTTGGGCGCAGCTGGTACAGCAGCGTCTTGTAACACAGGTAACGAGTGTGCAAATCATCTTAGTACGTTTGCTCGTATTCTTGATGAAAATGATGTTCCTGAAGAAAATCGTTGGTTCGTAGCAGCTCCATCATTTTACGAAATACTTCGTCAAGCTGATTCAAAGCTGATGGATGCAAGCGTAACTGGTGAGAACACAAGTGCTCTACTTAACGGTGCAGTAACTTCAAGATTAGTACATGGATTTACATTGTATCAATCTAATGCTATTGCTGTTGGTTCTACAGGTTCTGATGCTACAGCAACTTTTGGACCTTCAACAACAAGTGGTGAAACATTTAGTCTTGCTGGTCATATGAGTGCAGTTGCTACAGCTTCTGCCATAGCTAAGACTGAAGTAGTTCGTGATCCTAATAGCTTTGCTGACATAGTTCGTGGTCTACACGTATTTGGTCGTAAAGTTCTTCGTGGCTCTGGTACTGGCTTTACAGGTGTGCTTCATGGCGTACCAGATATTAACTCATAGGGGGAATGAATTATGGCTACATATAACGGAACCCATGCAGGGGGTGGCACAGTTGGACATCCATCTAGTGCTGCAAAAGTCTATATTTTAACATCAAAAGTTTATGATGCTGTTGATAATACAGACTTAGAACAAGGAGACATTGTTCAATTATTTGATATACCTGCCGACACATTTATTGTTGGTGGTTGTATTGAAAATCTTGAGGCTTCTGGTAATGAACAGATCACTTTTGATGTGGGAATTACTGGTGGTGATGTTGATATGTTCATTGATGGTGCAGATTCAGATCAAGCTGCTGGATATGCAACTCCATTTTTACAAGCAGCTGCAGGTGCTCAAGACAGTAACCCTGTTCTTGTAACTGCTGCTGATACTATTGATCTACTTGTAATTGATGGTGGTTCATCAAAAACTACTGCTTGGAGATTTAGATCACATATCGCTTTAGCGGATGTTTCTAAAAACCCAGTAGAGTCTGCTACAGTCTCAACTGGTACTTAGTATTTTATTAAGGTTTCGGGGAGTACCTTAAAAACTCCCCATCTCTTTTCGCTTAGTTCAAATTATGGAGATACATATGTTTTTTATAAAGCTTCTTGATGAAGAAGA